GTCGTAGAAGGCTTTCGCTTGAAGTAAATATCAATATCGGATAAGTAAACAGAATTAGATCCTGCACCCATACCTTTCTTAATAAAGAATGTTTGAGCTAATGGATCTCTACCTCTACGACGTCGAGCAACGTTTCTTGTTGTCGTTGTAGTATTAACATCAAAGTTAGGAGCTCTTGTAGCAGTCGTTAACGAAGTCTTTTCAACATTAAAGTTGTATGCACGATAAGTAACGAATCCTTTTGATGTAGATGCACTATCAATACTTGTATACGTATTAACATCGGCAATTTCTAATACTCTATCACCAACAAAGAATGTCTCAGGAGGTAAAGCAAATACTGCTCTTAATACACCGTTTGCATCTGTTTTAACTATTGCTGCTTTAACTCCATATCTATTAACTTCATTAACACTGTTTGCCGTTATTGAACCTGGCATAACATGAGCATCAACGTTAACGCCATCGAAGTAAAAGTAATGTCTTTGATTAGGTCTTAAACCTGACATGTAGACTTTAACATCACGTCCTGCCATGTAAGGTTCAAACGAGAAGTTAGAAACAAATTCACCAACGAACTCAGTAGTTGTTGTACTGTTATCAATTACTAATTCACTAGCTCTTGTCGTTGTAGTTGTTGTTTCAGTTCCTGCACCACGTCTTCCATCTGCTTCAAAAGATGTAGTTGAAGTTGTGTCCGTCATTGGAAGGAACTGTTGTATTGAGTCAACAAAGTCCTCAAACGGAGTAGTTAAATCAATATCAATAGTAGCTGGGTTAACGGTTGTATCGTAAGCAGCATCATACGGAGGCGATATAATTCCATCACCTACATACTTGTAGAAGTTACTTACACAGTTTCTATAACCTGAAGCGTACGGTTGGCCTAAAATCTCTACATTTGAGTTTCTGCCAATTGTCGCTACCTGAGCAAGATCTGTACTTGGGAATATAGATGAACCTGTTGCTGATTCATATATTAGATCAAGTGGAAACGTTTTAACTGAAGGCTGTAGAATCTTTTGATTAAACGGAACAGAAGCATTAAATTGTGGATTACTAATGTCTGCTAACGTTAGATCATTAAATGGATCTACAACAAAACCATTTTTAAATCTACTTAAACCGTTCTCATCTCTAATAACAAGATTAGATGTATCAGATTCTAATTGATTTAATGATATGTAATAAGCCATGTTATCAATCTTCTTCTCTAAGGAATGAAGATCTTTCATGGTGTAATTTTTAACGCCTGCTGATTTAGGCTTGATTGCGTATTCACTCTTACGAAGTACATCAGCTTGCTTTTTAGATAATGCAGGATACCCAGGAATAATTACATTAGCAATTACAACTTGATCTGGGTCAATCTCAGCCGGCCTTGGATTTCTTTTTTCCTCGCCTTTAATTAACACTAGGTCGCCATAAGAATCACATACGACAGTATCAATTCTTGACATATAATATTCAAGATCAGTTGTCGTTGCGTTTCCTACTGCAGGTATTAGCGGTTTAATTAAACCAGCAGATATATCGTAAAGAGTAGTAAAGGTAAAGCTATTTGAACCAACCAGTGTTGTTACTGTACCTGCCGCACCAGCAGTTAATGCCGAATAGCTTGCGTTAGTATCTTTATCAATCATTGGTCTAAAGTCAAAACATTCTCTTAGATTATAAGTCTGACCTGAAGCTGACACGTAGGTTGGAATTTCCCACTCATCAAGAGAATTAGGATAACTGTTAATTGAATAGAATGGCTTACCAGAAGATGTGGTAGTTTGGAACACACCCATACCAATTGTAAGAACGCCATTAGCAGGTTTTGGTCTACCTTCAATGTATTCAATATATGATAAGTCGTAATAAGTATCTTTTTGATTTGTCTTCAATCTAAAGCTGCTTGAATAATCAGCGCCTGCAGAATCAACAAGACTTACGATCTTATAAACATCAGGTAAACCTAAACTATAAGTTGAAGTACTAGACGTGTAGTTACATTTAACAAACGGAAGTATAGATACCTTGTTATAAGGCTCAACACCGCCTGATGAACTTATAAGCCGCTTGTTGTAATAAACTGTTACGTTCGTGGCGGATGATGCAGAGATCGTTATATTAAGTTGTGAATTATTTAAACTAGTATTCTGTGAGAGGATAGGCCATTGAACAGAAGAACTATCAACGATAAGCATATCACTGTTATCACAATTAAAATCTTCGTTATTAGTTGAAGCAGCAAGAGTAATTACACCACCCGAATGAGTAGCTGCTAACTGAGCTCTTACAGGTACAAGTGTATCTGAGGTTGCATATAAACTATTAAGACCCGAATCAAATATCATTGCTCGTTTAGATGTTTCTTGAAGTTTAGAACTAGTAACTGAAACGTATCCGTTACCGTCAGAGATTCTATCAAGATCATTAATATCAGAAGAACCATTCATGCGAATAGCTGTTAGATAAATTCTATCAGATGTAATATTTGTTGCGATTGCTGTACCCAACGCTCCGCTGCTACCATCTTGTAGAGTAACGTCAGTCCAATCAATATCAACTCTTCCGTTAAAACCAGTAATTTTTAACCAGTTACCGTAGTCATGCGAAACACTTTGATTCTGTACAGTTTCAGTGGTTGCTATTGCATCAATTGGAAATGATCTTTCACCAGAATTTTCAACTCTATAACCTTTAACGTAAGCAACGCCTGTTCCTACTAATACATTAACCTTGCCATCACGATCATCAGTTTGTAATGGGAACTTGTCTAATATATAGTTTCCTGATTCTTCGTATGTTCTTCTTGCCATTTCTTCGCCCAATACATTGTATTGAGAAACATCACGAAGTGTAATTGCGTTGCCTGTTTGGTAACGAACTAGTGTAAAGAAGTCTGAATTAGCTTTTGCTTCTGACGTTGCGTATACACTTAGTGTTGGAATTAGTTTTAATCTATCAGCACCTGGAGCGTTTTCGTTTTTAGATCCGTTTGCATTATCGAATAACGTGGCATCTTGTAACGAATTAACTAGTGTTTCAGTTACTGTATAACCGACAGATTTTGCATCAGGAGATTTACTGTATTTTTCAACAATCAATCTCTGTGCAGCAGCGAAGATAAAGTGTCCTTTCTGAAATACGATTCCAGGAGAAGCTTCGATACCAAATGATCTTCCTACGTGTGGAGTTGAGACTCCAGCAGAAACACTAATACCTGTTGCATATCCGTTTGTTGTAGACAGTACATCAGGTATTGAGGCAAGCGCGTTAGAAGTTGTTCCTACTTTAAATTTATAAAGATTAACTGTAAGTTGTTCACCGGCTTGAAACTGAGTTGCTGTAGTACCAGTGTTCAAATAGTTAATATAGAAAGTATGTAAGTCAGGTGGTCTTGTTTGGAATCCAACTGATGCTTGTATAATTGTAGCTCTTAGTCCTGTACTCGCTCCAACAACTTCGTATACATAATCAAGCTCAACATCTTGTCCAAGGATTGGTTCTATAACTGTCTTACTAATATATGCAGTTGGATTAAATCCAGATGGACCGTCGTTTATTTTAACAAACTCAAGATCGTCTAAGTCTGTAAAGTTACATCCTTTTACAATTGAGCCTTCTTTATATACGTTATCACCAAACTGCTCAACTTGATTCTGAAGCATAGTTTGAAGTTGCGTAAGCTCACGAGCCTGCACAGCAAACCCAGGCTTAAACATAACCTTGTAGAATTGCTTCTCAATATCGTAGTCATCGAAGTACGGCGCTTGGTTGAGATTTTTATTAATAGGCATCTTTACTTACGTTCCTTAAAATTCTAATACGAACTTGAATTCTTCTCGAGAAAGTTCAGTTCGTGCTAATGGGAAAAAGTCTTCCATGAAGTATACTTCACCCGTTCGTTGTATATAATCTGAGTATGTAACATTACTAGCTACTGGATTATTTATTGCGATCTTCTGACCCGAGTCTGAAGTAATATCAGAATCAGGATTAAAAGAAGTATCGCCATTACCCACAACTTTTCTGTTTGGGTACGGGCCCATATACTCTGCGAGGTATACGGTGTTGGATGTTGCATCAATTTCGTGTACTTGAGCTTTAAATGTTACATTGTTATCTACGTCAATTTGTGTGATAGTGCTATTTGCAGTTAAGCTAACATGGTCATTAGTTACAATTGCGATTCTATTATCAAATACTTCTGGTTTTAAACCTAACGCTGAAGTACTTCTCCAGTTAGGACCAGGAGTTGAAGCAAGTGGACCATCTCTAAAGGAAGGAGATCTTACAATACCAATAGAACCATAAGTATTAACTCCACCTAAGTGAGTATTATCAGAAGCTGTAATATAAGCATAGAATGAAAAATGTTTACATCTGAATTCTTCTAATAAATTATATGCATGTCCACCAGAAGGTTCAAGTATTACTCTACATGTCGCTGCAATATCTACTACATCTAAAAATCCTTGTGATGGCTTAACTACAGTAGCGATAGAGTTGTTATAACCTGAACCTCTATTTAATATCGTAGCTGATTTAATACGTCCGCCTATTACATTAGGAATTGCGATAGCTCCAACACCATCACCAATAATATCAAGTCTTGGAAATATTTTTACTGTTGCATTTGTTAATACACCAGCAACGAGTAAATCTTTATCTGCGTTATACGTTCCGCCTGCAGTCCAAGCAGTAAATGCAGAACCATTTAATCCATTACTATTATTAGAGGTAGCCCATGTTA